AATTAAGGGAAAATAAAAATGTTTAACGCAGATAAAAACTTAATGGAAAAGTGGGGTCCTGTACTCGATCACGACTCAGTCTCACCTATCCAGGATAACTACAAGAAAGCTGTCACAGCTAGATTGTTAGAAAACCAAGAGGTTGCCCTACAAGAAGAAAGAGCTCAAGCACAAGGAAATTATATTTCTGAAGCTGCAGCGCCAAATAACATTGGTGGTGGAAGTATTGGAACTTTTGATCCAGTATTAATCTCTTTAGTTCGTAGAGCTATGCCTAACTTAATTGCTTATGATATCGCTGGCGTTCAGCCAATGAGTGGTCCTACAGGACTTATCTTTGCAATGAAATCAAAATACTCAACTCAGGGCGGAACAGAAGCTCTATTTGACGAAGCTGATACTGACTTCTCAGGAACAGGTACTCATCAAGCTGACCCAACAGGTCTAGTAGGTGTTACTGATGCTGATACAGACGGTACAATAGCAGACGAAGCTGACACAGTGTCAACACACGGTTCAGGTCTTGCTACATCAGCTGCAGAAAGATTGGGAGTCGGCGAGTCCGGCGACGGTTCTTTCGGCGAAATGGCTTTTTCAATTGAGAAATCAACTGTAACAGCTAAGTCAAGAGCTCTAAAAGCTGAGTACACAATGGAATTAGCACAAGACCTTAAAGCAATCCACGGATTGGATGCTGAAGGCGAATTGGCTAATATCCTTTCAGCTGAAATCTTGGCTGAAATCAACAGAGAAGTTGTAAGAACAATTTTAACAAAAGCTAAAATTGGTGCTCTTCAAACTTCTACTGCTGTAAGTGGTATTTTTGATGTTAACACAGACTCAGATGGAAGATGGATGGTAGAAAGATTTAAAGGTCTTATCATGCAGATTGAGAGAGAATGTAACATAATCGCTAAAGAAACAAGACGTGGAAAAGGTAACTTTGTTATCTGTTCTTCAGACGTTGCTTCAGCTTTAGCTGCCGCTGGCATGCTAGATTACACACCTGCTTTAAGTGCAAACTTAAACGTTGATGATACTGGTAATACTTTTGCTGGTCTTCTAAATGGAAGAATCAAGGTGTACATCGATCCATATGCAACTACTGACTTCGTTTGTGTTGGATATAGAGGAACTAACCCGTATGATGCTGGTATGTTCTATTGTCCTTACGTACCTTTAACAATGGTTAAAGCAGTGGGTGAGAACGATTTCCAACCAAGAATGGGATTCAAAACAAGATACGGTATGGTTGCAAATCCATTCGTAGCTGCTGATGGCACAGGTACTAACCGTGCTAACCAGTACTTTAGAATCTTCAGAGTTGACGACATCATGGTGTAAGCCAGAGTTAAACACTCATCTTAAAGGGGTCTTTTTAGACCCCTTTTCTTTATCTTAACATTTTAAGGTGTATAAATAGATATATGGCAACATTAACTACAAATAAGAATTTCTTAAGCCCAGTAGGGTTTCAATTTAAAATTGACAGTACTACATATCCTAACTTAGAGTATTTTGCAGTAGGAGCTACATTACCAGGTATCTCAGTTAATCAAACTGAGCAAGGGTATCGCGGAGTCACATTAGGATTTACAGGTGATAGGCTCGAATTTGAAGACTTAGCTTTAAGAGTTAACGTTACAGAAAACTTAGAAAACTATATTGAAACTCTCGATTGGATGCACAATATAGCTCAATCTACAAATGCAGAAGATTTTAAAGTTGACGCTACCCTTTTAATACTAACTTCTCATAATAATGTTATAAAAGAAGTATTGTTTAAAGATGTATTTCCAACAAGTATGTCTGCAATAGAATTTGACGCTCAAGCAGAGAGTATCGAATATGTGCAAATGGATGTAACTTTTGCATACACCAATTTTGAATTTAAATAAAAATACCTTTACATTTTCACTAAAGTATGGTATAATATATACATGAATAATTTACAACAAATCTTAGATATGTGGAAAACTGATTCCATTATAGATGAAATGAATCTAGATGAGACATCAAGAGACTCCGCTAAACTTCACGGCAAATATTTAGAACTTTTATCAGTTAATAGAATGAAACTTAAAAAGGCTGAACTTGATTTTAAAGTTTTGCTTAAAGACAAGTGGCTACATTATAATGGCAAAATGTCAAAAGAAGAAATTGATGAGAAAGGTTGGGATTATGATCCTTTAAATGGTCTTACAGTTTTAAAAGGCGATATGGACAGATACTATGATGCTGATCCATTAATTCAAGAACATCAAGCTAAGATACAATACCTAGAAGAAGTTTGTGCTACTTTAAAAGAAATATTAGAGAATGTCAAATGGAGACATCAGAATATAAAGAACATGATTGAGTGGAGAAAGTTTACTAGTGGTATCTAAATTTTGGACTATATGGAAATACTCTATAGGTTCATTTAGTGACGATAAAACAGAAGATTACGATAACTATGTTGCTGTAATAAGAACCTTTGTTGTTTTAGTAAACGTTGTATGCGCTTTTTTTATTATAGGAAATATTATACATAATTGGTAATATGGAAACCATTACTATTCAAAAGAAGAACGAAGTCTTCTTAAACATACAAACCGACCCGTCTATTGAAATGGAATTATCAGAGCATTTCCAATTCTTTGTGCCTGGGTATAAATTTATGCCAGCATATCGTAATCGTATGTGGGACGGTAAAATAAGATTATTTGATAGTAGAAAGAAAACATTATACTGCGGACTTCACAAATATTTGCGTGAGTTTTGTGACGTGAGGGATTATAAGTTAGAAGTGATAGAATCGCCGCAATATGGTGCACTCGAATCATCCCTCAGCCCTGACCTAGAAGGCCTATTATCAAATCTGTCCCTTTCTGTGAACGGAGTTGATATAATACCTAGACAATATCAATTGGAGGGACTCTCGCACACACTTTCTCAAGAGAAATCCTTACTGTTATCACCAACTGCTTCTGGGAAGAGTTTAATCATATATTTAGCTATAAGATATTACCTAGATGTTTTTGATGGTAACGTTTTGCTGATAGTACCTACGACATCATTGGTAGAGCAAATGTACTCTGATTTCGGAGACTACTCTCGTAAGGATAAATGGTCTCATGAAGAAAACTGTCATAGAATATATTCTGGCCGAGAAAAAATTGGAGTATCTCAAAGAATTATTATATCCACTTGGCAATCAATATATAAATTACCAGCAAGTTGGTTTAATAGTTTTGGTATGGTCATAGGAGACGAAGCACATAACTTTAAAGCAAAATCATTAACAAGTATATTAGAGAAATGTACTGAAGCAAAATATCGTATTGGTACTACTGGAACATTAGATGGAACTCAAACTCATCAGCTTGTATTGGAAGGATTGTTTGGTCCAGTATATCAAGTAACTACTACAAAAGAGTTAATGGATAATGACGATTTAAGTCAATTAGATATAAATATACTTATATTGAAATACAAAGAAGAATACTGTAAGCAGATAGTTAAGGAAAAATATCAGCAAGAGTTAGATTTTATAGTAAGATACGAACCAAGAAATACCTTTATAAGTAATTTAGCTTTAGACCAAAAAGGAAATACATTGATACTCTTTAATTATGTGGATAAACATGGTAAACCATTGCACACATTGTTGCAAGGTAAAATGCCAAAAGATAGAAAACTGTTTTACGTATCAGGAGAAACAGATGTCGATACAAGAGAGTCAGTCCGTGAGATTACCGAGAAAGAGAAAGACGCGATTATTGTCGCAAGTATCGGGACTTTTTCTACTGGGATTAATATACGTAATCTTCATAATATTATATTTGCCTCTCCAAGCAAAAGTCAAATTAGAGTCCTACAATCAATCGGGAGAGGATTAAGGAAGAGTGAAGATGGACAAGATACAAAGATATATGATATAGCAGATGACTTACACTGGAAAAATCAAAAGAATTATACCCTACAACATGCAGCTGAAAGAATTAAAATCTATTCTAAAGAACGGTTTAACTACAAAATGTTTGATATAAATATATAATATGGAAGGACTAAATATAAGACACTTTAAACTCATGAATGGCGAAGAGATAATTGGTCTCGTTGCTCTTAAGAATGATGATAATTTTATAATTGAAAGACCAGTAAGACTGAATCCTAGCATGTTAGGTGGAGTTCAGTTTGTAGCTTGGTTTCCTTTCAGCGATGCTAAACAATTTAAAGTTTTTAAGAGTTCAATTTTACAACATGTTCCTGTAGCAGAGTCTATAAAAGAAACATATGTGAACTTTTCTCTTAAAATGGATAAACCAATTCAAACAGTTCAGACTAAATCAGACCAAGAGCTCTTAGACGAATATGAGAGTCGACTTGCTTCTGGTACTGACCTATTTGATGAAGAACCACTCAATGAGCTGGATAAGAAGAGAACATTACATTAATATAGTATCCTCTACCGCTCCGGGTGTTAATATATTATACCATAAAAACAGGCAAATGTAAACGTTTATTTTCACTTTTTGTGAAATAAATTTAAATTAAATTATTCCTTTACATTTACGCCAAAGTATGGTATAATAGTATATTATGGAGAAAATATTATGACTAAGGTCAAACCAAAAGATAAACCACATTACGTTAACAATCGAGAATTCTCTGAAGCAGTCATGGATTATGCTATTGAAGCACGCGATTGTAGACAAAAAGAGAAGAAAGTTCCTACAGTTCCTGATTACATTGCTAAATGTTTCATTAGAATATCTGAAGGACTGTCTCACAGACCGAACTTCGTTCGGTACACTTATAGAGAAGAAATGGTTATGGATGGAGTTGAAAATTGTTTGAGAGCTATTAATAACTAT